ACCAGTCCCTGAAGAACCACTTGTTCCACTTGAACCTGATGTTCCGCTAGTACCTGACGCTCCTGTTAATCCACTTGTCCCTGAAGACCCACTTGAACCGGATGTTCCTGAACTTCCTGATGAACCGCTTGAACCGCTAGTCCCTGATGAACCTGAACTACCGCTAGAACCTGAAGTTCCTGATGAGCCGGATGTTCCTGAAGACCCTGACGAGCCACTTGTACCACTTGAGCCTGAACTACCACTCGTACCACTACTACCATCTGTTCCACTTGTTCCACTACTACCCGATGTTCCGCTAGTTCCACTTGAACCTGAAGAACCACTTGTCCCACTACTACCCGATGTTCCTGAAGAACCCGAACTACCACTTGTTCCGCTTGAACCGCTCGTTCCACTTGAACCTGAAGTTCCTGAAGAACCACTTATTCCACTACTACCACTAGTTCCTGAAGAACCTGAAGTTCCGCTAGTACCTGACGCTCCTGTTAATCCACTAGTCCCTGAAGAACCTGATGAACCACTTGAACCTGACGTTCCTGAACTACCTGAAATCCCGCTTGTTCCTGATGAACCCGAAGTTCCTGAAGAACCACTTGAACCTGACAAACCTGAACTACCACTCGTACCACTACTACCATCCGTTCCGCTTGTTCCACTACTTCCGCTAGTTCCACTTGAACCTGAAGTTCCTGAAGAACCGTTAATACCACTTGTTCCTGATGAACCTGAAGTCCCACTACTACCATTAACACCACTTGTTCCGCTTGAACCTGAAGTTCCCGAAGTTCCTGACGCACCGCTTACCCCTGAAGTTCCAGAACTTCCACTTGAACCTGATGTTCCTGAACTACCTGAAATCCCGCTTGTTCCTGATGAACCTGATGTTCCTGATGAGCCCGAAGACCCTGAACTTCCTGAAGAACCTGAACTTCCACTAGAACCCGAAGTCCCTGAAGAACCACTAATCCCGCTTGAGCCTGATGTTCCGCTTGAACCGGATGTTCCACCGGTAATATTAATTAAAACATTCCCGCCTCCATTATTAATAACGGAAGCACCGGAAAATGTCATACCTGTGACATTTGTTACCGTCACCCCTGAGGTTGCATCATAAATTGTCAAAGGACTTCCTCCTCCTCCACTTGTAAATCCTGTTACAATAACTGGAGAACCATTACTATTATTTAATGTAAGTGTACCCGTTCCGCTATTATATGTTCCACCAGTAATTGTTCCATTGAACCCTGATATTGAGATGGTTCCTCCTGTATTATTATATAAATCTAAAGTCGTGATTGCGGAATAATAAGTTCCTCCTGTTATTTGAACATCAGTTCCATAAAATATTTTCCATCTTGCATCATTACGATTAACACCATTAACTCCTTCAATTGTAGAACCAGTCCATGCACTTATAAAATCTCTTCCGGCTTGAGAACGAGCATTTACCGTAGTAAATGTTGATGTTTGAGTAATAGCAGAAACACCTGTAAGACCTGTAAGTGATGCCCACAAAGAGTCATAATTCGGGATACTATATTGGTAAACCGTATCTGTTTCTTGAACATAAACCTGCATACCTAATCTTCTTCTTCCTGAAGATATATTATCAGAATTTAAAGTTAATTGTGTATATTGTATACCAACATTAGGTTGTACTGCAATAACAATTGGGATTGTATTAGCAGATAGAGTTTGAGACCCAGTACCGCTGAAAGTTAATCTTAGATTTTCTAAATAATAAACCTCCATGTAACCTCCAACTTGAGAAACCGAAAAATTGGTTCCTTGCGTACTGGTTAAAGCTACTCCTTCAGGTGCCGATAATGAAGTTAATGAAGTGGGATTTTTATATGGAAATGACATTTACACTATATTTAATTAAATTTTTATATCTTAGTTTCACCTCTGAAAAACAATGAACCTGTTAATGGTGTACCACCCGGTAATGTATACTGAGGACTAACCCAAAGTACTCTATAAGTACCAGCAGGTATTGCAGCTCCTGATGTTACCGTAACATTTAATGCAGTTAATGAAGTTACAGTTCCAATATTTGCATAGATATCTTGACTTCCAGCTAAAGTTCCAACATCATTCGTCATGTCACTCATTGCACCACCAACACCAGCTAATGGTATCCATATACTATAGAAATATTGAATTGAAGGATTAACTACCGTTGAACTAACTTGAATTGAACCATATGTATAAATATTTTGAGCAAGTCCATTAATAATTTGTCCTGGCGTTTGAGCAATTAGTGAACTAAATGTAACAGGTGTTACGAAATTACCACCACCACTAACAAAAGATGGTTGGTGAGCATAAATATTTAAGTCATTACTATAATTTCCTCCTGTGTTATTTGGTGGTGAAGAAAGTCCATAAAAACTCCACCATTGAACCGCACCGTTTGCCGAAGCATATGCTAATAAAGTCGAATCATCAGTTGATGTTTGAGGTTCCGCGAATAAATAAGCATAATAAAGTCCTTGAGTTGGAGACGGCGTAATTGTTGGAGTAGGTGTAGGTGAACTTGTTTTTGTTGGTGTAATTGTAGGAGTTGATGTAATTGTCGGTGTTGGACTAGGAGATAGTCCAGGAGTAAGAGTTGGTGTTGGAGTTGGTGTTGAAGTTGTGGTTGGAGTTACAGTTGGCGTCGTTGTAGGAGTTGATGTAATTGTCGGTGTTGGACTAGGAGATAATCCAGGAGTAAGAGTTGGTGTTGGTGTAATCGTTGGTGTTGGTGTTGGTGTTGGACTACTACATGGGATAAGTTCAAATAATTCACATCCGTTAGCATCAACTAAAGTTAGTAATATTTCAGGAGCTGTCTCAAATATTGGTGGAATAATCGCCGTATAAAATAATGTGGGAGGCACAGGGCCAGAGGTTATTGTTGTTAAATAACTTTTATTATTTCCATAAACATCTGAAATATAAACATCAATTGGGTAAGTTCCTCCCGAAATATTTGTTATTCGTATTTGTACCATTAACTATAAATACACCAATGTTATAATTGCGTTAGAATAAAATTAAACCTTTAAATTCAAATATTAAATAAATGAAATATCACAACAATATGGTGTTTGAGATATTCCCATAATTAACTATATGTCTCCGCCTGCGGTTTTATAATAAATTTCTCCACTCTCTTTATGTAAATATTTTATTAAGGTCCTACTGTTAATATCAAGTTTCCAACATTTGGACCTGTACCCCAAGTCCAAATGTATGTACCAACAGTACAACCTAAACTAGATAATGTTCTTCCTGTATAAGTTGTTTCTGTTGTTAAGGTGGTAAACGAAACATATCCTCCAGGAACAATTAATTGGACATCAGTAGGTCCTGCATATACAATACCAACTTTATCACCACTTCCTGAATTAGCCGCGAGAACAGTTCCTGAACCAAAATTACTTGGGTAAGTACTTATACCCGTATAAGGTTGAGTAGATGTTGATGTTGCAATACCACTCGTAAAGGTTGCTATATTAGGAAAAATAAACGAGGTAGAAGTAGTACCCCCTCCAATTGTTAAAGCGGAAGTATTGAATTCACCAGTTCCCGACATTATTACATTAGAACCTGACTGAAATAATCTCATTCGGAAAATAGTGCCTGTTAGAGGAGTCGTACTTGGAGTTGGTGTATTAGTTATAGTTGGAGTAACTGTAGGTGTTGTAGTGTTGGTTGGTGTTGGAGTTGGAGTTTGACTTGTTGGTGTTATTGTTGGAGTTATTGTTGGAGTTTGAGTAGGTGTTGGAGTTATTGTTGGTGTCAGAGTTATTGTTGGAGTAGGTGTTGGTGTTGGAATTATCTGACATTCATCACAAGTATCAAAAAAAGTTGCATTACCGATTTGATTATATATAGGATAAGTCGGATTATAATAAACACCTGTTACACACCCACTAAACGAATCTGTTTCAACATACCAGTTCTCCGAACCCATTTGGATTGGGGGATTAGGCGTGTCTGGAATAATTAATGTAAAAACAGTATTACCTGAACATGCAGAAAAACTGCCAAAAAAATAGTTCGGACAGAGTTGTGTACTTGGTGTCGAACATTCTTCACAACTTTGATAATTATTATCTATTTTAGAATTGGGAACATAATCATAAATAGGGTATAACGAATTGTAAATAACATTAGTCACGCATCCACTATAAATATCGGTTTCTATATAGTATATTCCACCAATATTAAATGTTTCTGAGGTCTGAATGTTAATTTCATAATATATTCGTTCACCCCCATCCCAATAACTTTGTTCACAACAACCGGTAAAACTATAAGTTGGACATTCACATAATATATCATATACTATCGTTAGTTCAACAATAATTCTTTGCCCATTTAATCTAAAATCATCAGGAATTGTACTAATAGTTATTTGATTATTTTCGTCATCAATTACTACCCCTCCAATACCCGGAACCGTTAATAATAAACTCGTAAGTGTATCATAGTAAAGACTATCAGTGGGTACGGAAGTTAATGTTGTTCCAGTAAAGAAATTTTCGCTTGTAGTAAAACCTGATGGATTTACAGAAATTTTAATCCCAAAAACAGCATTGTTTAGAGTACATCCACTTTCGTTACTTGTCAAATCATTAAACCCTTCATTTAACATTTGGAGTAATCCAAATTTAGATTGTGATTGTATTGTAAAATCTTCCCCTCCCATTACATATGTTTGGTAAGACACATAAAGAGCATCACAATTAATGGTTGTGCTCCTGTCCAAAGTACATCCATTACTATCCGTAATTGATAAGTTGTATGTACCAGCACTTAAATTACTAACCTCAATATCTTGAGGATTCCCGGGAACATTAGCCGACCAATTAAAGGTAAAAGGAGGAGTCCCACTTGAAATTAACGCAGTTAAAGTCCCTTCCGTTCCATTACCACAAGATGTACTATACAATGTAAAATCCAAAGGGTCACTTGTGTTAACATACACTTGAGATGTTTGAACACACCCCGCAGCGTCAGTAACACTAACTGTATGTTGACCTGAAGATACATTAGTAAATGTTACCGCAGATAAATTTGTGTTTAATATATTTTGAACCCCGTCTAAAGAAAAATCATAAGGGCTTACACCACCTTCAGTTCTTGTAACGAGTATTGAACCATTATTTTGATTACAAGTTGTGCCGGTTGTTTCTGTTGAAATTGTATAAGTGTCGGTCGCAAACAAGGTCACCTCTTCCATAAAATAACATGATGATGAATCTTGAACGGCAACTGAATAAGTTCCTGAAGAAAGACCTGGAAATATTTGAACAGTTTGAGTACCACTAAAATTTGAGGTATTACCATTAGGGTAAATTATAGTATAAGTGTATGGTGTTACTCCTCCAATAACCGAAACTTGTATTGAACCATCACTACTAGAGCAAGTTGAACCGATTGAACTAACATTAACCGATGTCATACCTTGAGGTGATGTTAATACCGTACCCGCAACAAATGAACATAACGCAGCATCCGTTACTTGGATAGAATAAAATCCTGGTGATAATCCACTTAAAGTCCAAGATGTTCCATATTGAATGGTAACCGCCCCTGTTGATGCCGAGTAATAATATGGAGCAGTCCCTCCGGTTATTTGAATTGTAATCGACCCATCAGCGGCAAAACAACTAGGTGGATTTGATGTAAAAGTACCTAACCCTACTTGAGGAACATCTACAACATTTACCCCTTCAGTTTGTGAACACCCTAAAGAATCCGTAACAGTTACCGAATAGGCACCTGAAGTTAGACCAGTTATGGTAGACCCTGTCGCTCCATTAGACCAAATATAACTATACGGGGGAGACCCAGTGACTCCTGTAACAAAAAGTTTACCTATAGGTGTTCCTCCACAAGAAGAATTTGGCACATTATATATTCCAAAATCTAAAGGAGTAGAGTCTTCGATGATAAAATTTTGACTATATCCTGTGCACCCTCCAATATCGACCACTTTCATATAATAAGTTCCGGCACTTAAAGTACTAAAAATAACATCATTGACATTTATATTAGTACTTTGAGCCGTAATATTATTATCATTAGAATCATATAAATAAAATTGTGTGGTTGAAAAATTTGAAGATGAGGTTCCTGTAACCGAACCATTATCTAAAGAACATGTTGTTCCTTGGACTCCGAGAATACTAGCACATACTCCTGAGGATACAGGTATATTAATATTTAAAACTTGATTAACAGGTAATGTACTATCATTAACGGTAACTAAGTATGTGCCGGAACTTAATGAAGCTCGTATTGATTGTTGAGGCGCAGTAATCACATCCGTACCTAAATTTGGAGTGACCCATTGTACCGTATATGGTTCACTACCCCCATTAATTGAAAGAGCTATTGCGCCTGAACTATTACTTTGACAATCTCCCGTTACTAATACATTATAATTCATTATTGAGTACAGTTAATATTAATGTTTATTCCCACATTTAGAGAAACTGAACTAATTGCGGTATTATCCAAACAACTTAAATTCGTTATTGTTAATATATTACCAATTAACGAATAAGTGTATCCATAATTTATTAATTGTGGTAAATAATTAATTAATGCCAACCTCCATTGTTCTGTAGTTGGGACAGCAGTATAACCAAATCCAACATAAAATAACTCTTTAATTATTTGTTGTCCATTGAGTTCTAAATCAACATACCATTCGGTTAATACCGAGTTTTGATTACATTGGTTTAATGTTAATCCGCTTTGAGCTAACATATTGTCAATTCTATTGGCTAATATACTATTAAAATTTGAGACATTAATATCACGATTATTCCAAGGATAGATATTAAATTCCGCAAATTCACTATTACAATTATAATCAAAAATACCTGAAATAATAAAACATGGATTGACAACAACTGGAATGAATTGACACCCTCTTTGTCTCCTATAAACAAATTTTTGTTTATGCAAAATTGAATTCTCTAATCTAACACCTCCGTTCCAAATAGTCGTTGCTGGAACCATTTGTTCTACCAATTTTGTCCAATACGGACCAATACCATTAACATAATCAATTAATTTTTGATAAGTGTATTGGTTGTTTGGTATTCCGACAGTTTGTTCTGATTCAATATATTTCCAAAAAATTGATTGTAATGTTGGATATCCTCCAGTCTTTCCATCCGATATGTATTGTCTATTTCTTGTATTAATCATATTCTCCCAAAAAGTTTGAGAGAATTCAAAAAATGTTTTTTTCTTTGGTTCAGGATTAACAAAAGTTGAATCAACGCCACCTGGAACAGGGTAACCAACCGTTAGACCTGATTCAGGGATTGGATAATCGTATTGTCTCGATTCATCCCAAACATCATATAATAACCCTTGAGCCGGATTTAAGAATATATCAACATTTTTAACATTTAATACCAATTTTTCATTATCAACAAAATAATACGCGTTATAATCACCTTGTGTAGATACACGGATTTTATCGTCATCAGACAACCACGATTTATTATTATCAACAACTTTTCTAAGTTTAAACCCTTCATTCATAAATGGAAAATCCCTAAAACGATTCAGGTATGTTTGTCCATAAGTGAATGGTGATAATTGAGTTTGAATATCATAATTTTGTCCCGTATAAACCAATCCAGTTAATTGTACTTGGTCGGGACTCCTATGTTGTGGTGTAGTTTCATACCACCCTGAACCTATTTGGAAGAAATATGTTTCGGTGTTTATCGGCGCTTTAGGGTAACCTTCAAAATCAATTGGGTAGTCAGTTAAATTAACATTCGCACTTTGGTATGTTTCTGTTGTTGTAAATGCGGTATATAATTGCCCCTTTATTTTATAAGTGTCTCCGGGTAAATAAGTAGGTACTGAATTCACATAAGTTCCTCCCGAAATTTGAGCCCATTGTGTTTCAAATTGGTCTAAGTTAATTCTTTGGTCCGCTAAATAAATGTGTTCATTATATTCAATTAATGAATCAGGTGCTCCAATCAATCTTAATAAAAACTCAATTGACCTTCTTGTTCCCTTTGATTTAAACAAATACGAAGCATTCAAAATCAAATTTCTATAATAAGCGTAATTTAATTCAGTTGGTGTGAGAGCCCTCGCATAACCAGGGTAAGTCGGTGTGGATGTGTTTCCAAATACCGAACTTAAAAAATCTTCATTGGTGATTGGAGAAAAATTTGACGACCATCCTAAAGTTCTTGCCAAATTAACTAATAACTCCGAAGGAATATCATTCGATGGGTTATAATTAACAGAAGTCATATAAGCCAATCCATCAATAAATTGTTTTACTTGGTCAAAACTTCTACCATAGATTTGAAATATTTTTTCAACCTTTTGTCCAAGAGTATCAAATTCTTTAAGTGAATCGGTAACCAAAAATCTTGAAATTAAATTTGTCTTAAATGAATCTAAATTTACCGCTATTTCTTGAATTTGTTCCAAATAGGCATCGAATTGGTATGACGCAATATCCAAATTCCAAGGTCCGTTTTTAGGCCATGTTACTTGTTGATATTCTGTATAAGTCTGTCCGTATTCATTCTGTTGTGGTACTTGGAAAACCGCAGTATATTCAGGTCTAACCAATCTATTTAATAAAAACTTTTCAACTTCATCAAAATCTTCTTGGAATATTTTATCAGTTATAATATCGTTAGGTCTTATCAAAAAATCATTTGTGATTGTAGTTGCGGTCGTACCAAATGGAGACCCTGACACATATAATTGAATATATCCGGTAGATAATGTTTCCGATGGAACAAATGCCAATACTTGGTAAATATTGTCATTAATATTAATACAATAATCCAAATAAGTATTATACAAATTTCGATACTTGGATACCTCAATCTCTCTTAATGATAAGTTATTAATCGCATTTACCGAATAATCAATGTCAAATGGATTATTAATTCTATCAACATTAACCTTAAAATAAGTTTCATCTTCCTGAGAATCATATACAATATCATAAGCGGTATTTCCGGTTACGAATTCATTATTATTAAATTGAATGTCTAATGCCGCGGGAAAATAATTTATAATTTTTGTAATAGATACGCTAAATCTTTTCGATAGCGACCCATACATTGAAAAATTAAGAACTTGGGATATATCATAATTTGGATAAACTCTAAATTGTGTCGCCAGTATTATTCTACTCTGTTCCAAACTATCAATACCCATCATGTCTAATGACATAGGTTCGGAGAACGCTCCTACATTAAAAGTTCTATTAACCTTTTCAACAACTCCTGTGGTAAATTCGAAATTACCTTGCGTAAGTCCTCCTCCCTCAACGGTTTGTAATCCTACAATGTTGTCAGAAAAAGTCCCCGCCCCATTTCCGGGTCTCGGTGGATAAAAAAATTTAGTTTGTTTAATCTCTACCGCCATTATCCAGTTATTGTTGTGAAGTTTTTGCTGAAATCAATATTATTACCACGACTTTGTCTAACTTCATAAAGAAGAGCATTAAATTGGTCTCTAATCTCGTATAGATTGTATTGTCTATAAATATTATTCTCAGAGTCGTAGATTGTGTAAATACCATCATCAATAGATTTGGTTTGATTACCATAAAGTGCAATCGCAAGAGATGATACATCGTATTCAACCATTTCAATCTCCAATGTAACAGGATTAAAGAATGTGTTAGTAATTATAATATTTTGATTCGGCTGCCCAATGAATGGTGTTGCATTTGGTTTGTTTGTAGGTGAAGAAGAAGGAGATAAAGTTAAAAATATTAAATTTGAAGTTCCATCGACATAACGATATCTTATTGATTTTTGAGTTGTGTTAATCTCATTTGCAACTACCGGTTCACAAAAGAATGAAGATGTAACAACTCTAAAGAAATTTGGTATTTTTGAACCGTCAGGATTCAAATATTCAATCCTAAATCCAACCAACCCTTGTGGTACAAATTTGTTTTGAAATTGTATCGGAACATTTGAAACATCAATTACGATTCCCTTTACATTTGGGAGAGCATTTAAGACACCACAATCGGTAATAACCGTTCTAATTTGTGCTGGTCTCAAATACAATGTATATATTCCAATTTCATTAAATTGTTCTGCAGGTAATGTTAAGTTGTACAAACCCCCTAATATCTCAACATTCGCATTGCCACCAGTTTGAGTATTATTAAAATAAGGTTTTAATAATGTTGGTGCATCAAGTTCTGTTAGGATAAAATTATCCGTAGCATCCCTACTGGGAGTGTAATTCATTATTATCTGAACATCTTCAGGACTTACGTCTGAAGGTCTAATTGTGCCATACGAGCCTATTGCCATATCTTATTTTTTATATTATAAATACTTTATTTCTATTTTTTCAATTTAATTCTTTTCAACTACATTATAAAATCCATAACCATAATTTATCATATCTCCGAGATTGTCGACTTCACCCAATCTTTGGATTCTTTCAAAAGCTGAGTTTTTACCACGCTCAATAAATATGTTTGTTTGAACTTGAGCTTGGTCAATAACTTTTAATAAAACTTCATCTTTAGTAATAGGAACTGCAGTTAAATTATCTTCAGTAAAACCTGAAGATTGTTCAAAAAATATTGTTGTTCCGTCAATATAATCATAATAATTTACATTGTTAATAGTATATGCAGTGAAGATATCGTTTATATCTGTGACAGTCCCCCAAATTTGTCCGTTCTTAATTACAACAGCCCCAACTTGATATTGAACCGGCCCATATAATATTAAGTCGGTTAAACTAGACTTTGTAAATCCTGAAACAGTATATGGAACTGTTACATAATTAAATGAAGTTTGAGGTAACACCTCATTAACCGCATCTCCCGAAAAAATATAATCATAACTTACCGGTGTATTTATCCAATTCCCTCCAGCAGGTATGAAAAACGCTTCTCCATTCGGATTATTTGCCACGATATTAGTATATGGTGTTGTTATCGTTTTTGTTACTCGAGTTATTCCCCAAGGATTTGTCTGTTCTAATGTAATTTGATAAGTTTTATTTGCCACGGGATAGGTATGACTTATCGAATTTGGAGTATAATTTGTGATAGGGTCTATCGAAGAACCATCCCCCCAATCAATTGTATATGTCGACAAATCCAAAAATTTTTGGAATTCACTTGATGTGTTGTAAATGTTATAAACATAAGGATTTGAAGTTGTTGATGAAAATATAAAATTAGCAACAACATCTTTCTGTAAAACTGCCCCATCAAATGGGCTATAATATCCAACATCTATTGCAGTTTGTCTAATTAATATTGGTATTGTTAATCCGGTTAATAATGAAGACCCGTTTGGTCCCGCACTAAGAACTTGTGTCATAGCAGAATAAACCCCGACAGTCTCTCCCGTATAAGTCGGTCCTACAGTTTGGCCACTAAGGTTTACTCTAAAGATATCTCCACGAATTGTTTCAGGTGATATTATTATATTATAAAAATCTTCCATTATTAAGGATTAACATATTCATACCATTTTATGGGTGTACTTGCCCCGGCTCGTTGATTAGTGTGCATATCAAAAACTTGGTAGGTTTGATTTTCATAATTTAACTGAACTCTATAATAAAAATATTTTGTGTTATCAAAAACAAATTTATTTCCGGTTAATGTGGATTGTGGTAGGTTCATCATTTTTGTAAAAAATCCTCGTCTGGCGTCATAAAATTTGGCGGTCATATAAAATGTTGATATATCCAAGAAATTCCTTTTCTTCAACCAATAAATAAAAAATCCTTCTTTATCACCAACATAATCCAAAACAAACTTAGGTTTTTTAATATTGACGGGGGTTCTTTGCATAATTGCTGGCATTGTTAATCCCTGTTGTGTTGGAATAATAATCGTTATATAATTTGTTTGTCTTTTTTCATCAACATTGTCATACAAATCCAACTTAAAAAATGAATTTGTAAAGTTGTTCGTGTAGTAATAAATGTCTTGTGGGGTAAATCCTTCCTTAATATAACTATTCTCCCAACTGTTTATGTTGTTTAATGAACCACCTGAATGAAAATAAAATTCATACTGAATGTCCGTAAGTTCAAACGGTGTATTTGAATTTGGGTCGGGGACTATGGTTGGAGCATGAGCAAATCTATCAATTTCAAAATCACCAAAACCTCCACTAACTTTTTTAATCATTTCTCCCTCATATTCATCAATACTTTGGTCGAGACCTAAATAATCCCAAGTTAATTCTATCGGTATTACTAACTCTTTATTAATAAATCCGTCGTTTAATAGTTGTATTTTATTCACATTCATCAATCAAAGGTTTTATTGGATAATTAACTCCATTTAGATTGGAGTTATAGTTTATTCCTTCAGGGATTAATCTGAATTGGACTTCTTTAAATGGATATTGAGCAAAATTCAAAAAAGGGTAGTCAACCCCTCTCCCTAAATTATCAATGAATCCATAAGTATATAAATCTCTCCATCTAAATTGTTGGTCAGTTTTAGAGTAATACGCATATCCCGGAATTCCCTCAACTACCGCAACGTCTCCTGTTTCAACATAATCAGAAAACACCCTTATTGTCATTGCAGTATGTGGTTGATAATAAAAACCAGGAGCGTTGGATGTTGGAGTTTGTGTTGTTTGAAAAACATCCTGATTATACTTCAATTTATGATAATATGATGATATAATTCTCTCGGCTTGTTCATAATCATTCCATTCACAAAAATCCCCGTCAATTGTGTCTCCTGACATTAAATTTTGATTATAATAAAATGTTTTTGTTACCCCACTAGTTAAAGTATAACTTGAAGTTTGAATATTGGTATTTGAGTCAACTCTACCATTATCCCACCAATCATTACTCGTTTGAGTTAAATTAAATCTCCACCCTTCTTTTAGTCCTGAGGTTGTACCGGGATTAGGTTTATTGAAATATCCGGTATACCCTTTATTTATTACCGTGAGAAATAATTCAGTTAAAGGTCTTTTTTGATTATCCAATACCCCAAATAAGTTAAAATCGTTTTTGAAGGTAATATTAAATGTGTTACTACTCGTTTTTTGAGAAACTCTTGTAATGTTGTTTGGTGTCAGAGAACTAAGTTCAAGTTTCCTCTCCTCATTAAATATGTTCTTCTCAAAGGCATTTTTAGTGATAATACACTCATCCACATTTGTAAGTATTTTGTGTTGTCTAACATAATATTTTGATTCAGTTTCCAAGAGATTATCAGGATTAATTACCCTTTTGAATATCCCTCTTCTCCTGTTTGTAAATGTCGTACCAGTGTATCCAACATCATAAATATTGAATATATATTCATTACTTTCAAGTAAACCGTTACCCAACGAATACACCTGAAATAAGTCAATTCCATTATAATTAAACGGTGCGGTTACAAATTTCAATCTAACATATTCACCAACAGTCAATCCATGCGGTGCAATACATTTGAACGATATTAAACTATTCCCATTTTGACTTGATTTATTCACGATATACGGAATTCCTTCCGAAGCAATCCAGTCACCACTACTATTTTCCAACTCATAATATAATTTTTTATTATAATTGTTTTGAAAAGGATAACTTAAATAATAAGTCCAATTATATGTATAAGCACTTTTTGCTTGATACCTTATATGCTGGTCACTAATGTTCGGTCGATACATATCAAACTCATAATATTGTGGATATCCAATCCAAACATTATTAAATGAAGAATCCTCAGGTTGAACATAATATAAAGTATTTCTAAACGGTATATACTCTGTAGTTCCAGTATAAGTGTTAGCGTACAAATAATTTAATTTAAATGTCGGTCTGAAAATTGTACAAGACTGTCTTTCATCATTATATATCTGAGCAAGACTTATACTTTGACTTCTATCGTATTCGGTAATTAGTTGACTCTGTTCTTCTAGTGATAAAGAAATTTCTTGGTCAACGAATGGTGCAGACTTATATTGTAAACTACTTGGAATAATTGTATACTTATTCATCAATCGAATATTTTGTTTTAAATTTATCTAAAGCCGATTCTCCTTGAATTGTTCCAAAATAGAAATGATTAGGTGCTCCAACTAAAAATTCGTCAGGCCATGTACCAGCACTAAATGAGTAATTACCATTAGAGTCAACATTGAAAATATACCCTCTCTGATATATATCTTTGTTACCTCCCGTTCCTTGAACATTCGAACCCATAAAATAACTTGGGGTTCCTGCAATGTCAGGTTCTCTTCTATTTAAAGATTGGTAATTTCTACTAAAAATTCCTTCATTGGTAGGTCCTTGGTTTGTTTTCCAAGTATTCCTTTCACTACCAAAAATTGTGTTGTTTCCACCTAGTTGAACCAAATCCCATTGATAGAACGGGACAACTTGTGATTTTATACCATATTGAAATGTATTCACATTGGTACTAAATGGAGACCTGAAGTTAATAATCCCCGGACTCAGAAAATCTTTATTTTGTAAATCAAAAGTTGTTGATGAAAAGAAAACTCCCATCGTAGGACCATTTAAAACAACAACAGAACCACTCTCAGGACTATAGTATTCAGGTGAAAATGGTATGACACCATACTCAGAATTAATTGACATACTTTGAGCCAAATCACCATCAATTCTAAGGCCCTTTCTTGAGAATAAGATATTAAGCGCATTATTTAAACCAGACAATATGTTACCCAAAAAACTACTATTCGTAATCCTACTAATCACAAACAAATTAACCAAATCTGAAGTGTCAGAATAAGAAGTGGAGTTTAAACTTCTCATGATATAACCCTTAGCTGCGGGGTCAAATATTATTTCACCATAAAAATCATCTTTATATCCTAAGTTAATTATTGTTGTTGGGAATAATAAATTTCTAGAGTTTAAAGAACTATTTAATTCGAAAATCGGTGAGCCGATAAATCTTGGAGGATTTGAAGATAACAAATACGGTGAACTCCTAAAATAAAAATTATTTGTTTTATTATCAAAATAAACAATTTGAGTTGGGTATTCAGATGTTGGTTTGTTGTTAATATCATAAAAAGTATCAACTTCGATTGGGAACATATATAACGAACCGTTAACCCAATTATTTACAAATGATTGGGACAAGACTCCTCTACATAACCCATAATAAAATCTAAGTCTATAACCCCATTCCCCAAATGTTTCAATATCTTTTGTTAAATCAAATAACGGCCTATTCAACATTACATAACACCCATTTTCAACATTATCTGTGGTTAACGCGTCTTTTTTTACACCAAAAGTAACACCATTACCACTATATTGCTCAAGTCCAACCATTTTTTCACAAGTATTCATGGTTTCAAAAACTGTTGCAGATAATACCTGATTTTGAATGTCTGCGGTAACTTGTTCTGCACCTGTTGAAAAGCTAGGTGCCCCAAAACTTAATCCCGCTTCTTTTGAATATACCGTGAATGATAAATTTTGTTGTAGTAAACCGACACTACCATTTAAAAACGCAAAATCTGTTGCTCTTTTCTGAACATCAAATCCGTCAGAAGATGGTAAACGGTCAGTTCTCATTACCATTTGAGTTGAAGAACTAATTGTGAGTCCTGAATTAACTCCTGTAGTTCCTGTAAATTCAGGTAATAATAATGGACTAAAATATAAATTAAAAGGTTGACCTTCAGTTATTTGGTATCCAAGTTTATTATCTGCCACTAACTCCCAATCCGATAAAAACGTGCTTAGAGGTCCTCTAAACATATATGCACCACCTGATAAGTCTTCAGTTGGTAAATATCGAGTACTTGGATTTAATGGTGTTTTTCCACCATAATTAATGTCAGGTACCCAAGACGATTTAGTACTTTGTCCTGCAAATAAATTTGCGATTTGAGAACTTGCAACACCCTTCATTATTGTAGGTCCTCCAACTGAAATTGAATTAATACCATAAGGAGTATTTGTTGTTACATTGTAAGTAGGTTGAACAAAGAGAGCTCCAGGTCCATCTTGAAAAAATGTATTACTTTGGATTGCATTTCCATAAAATACTTGATTTAAAATTGAGGTTATTTTTAGTTGAGATGGTGGTCTCAAATATCGACTATCCAAAGCTCCGTAGTATCCAACATTACTTGTGGTATATGATGAAAATGCAAGACCTGGTGTTGTTGAAGCATTAGGTATTATATTATTTGGAATACCCGGCGTATAAAAATAAGAACCTGAAAATATTTCATCAACATTTTTATGATTTTGAACTGAAATTGTAGAATTAGAAGGTAATGGTTGGATTGGAATATTCATTCTTGTCATCCCTGTAATTACAACCGCGTTTTCACTTGGATGTCCTAATATTCTCCCAATTCCGTAACTATTTTGCAATTTCGGAGAATAAGGGTCAACACCTCTTTGTAATATTAAAACCACTTGTTCATTAAATCCATCTAATATTGAGGTAGGGTAACTAAAACTAGGATTATCTGGTGGGACAACATTTTCATAATCGTCATCATAAATACATAATTTACAAGTATCAATATAATCTGTTCCACCTATATATCCCCACCTGTCATTTAATTCAGACTCACCACTTGCTCTATTAGAAAATAAAAACCCTTTATTATCCGCAATTAAATCGTTCCAAAACCCTTTGGTTGGGTCGGGGTTTCCTGAATTATCAAGGACTTGTCCCGGTAATGAATAAATTGTTTTACCATTAACAACCGTAGTTGTTATCGTAATTGCAGTTAATACTTGATAATATTCAAGGTCTGAAGGATAAATATATCTTTGACAAGCCTGTCCATAAGTAATTCCACTTATCTCAGCAGTTCCACCTAATGTTGTGACATCTATACCATTCTCATTGGTTATTGTTTTAGTTCCAGTTGTTGTTGCAGTTACTGTTACTTTATTGTTAGCACAACTAAAATAAGTCGTAGTTCCCGTGGCCACCACATCAAATGTTATTGATAAAAAACAAGTCGAATTACCCGATGGGATAATATATGGGACAATGGATGGAGGGCCTGCTTGTGTTGTCGCATAACTCACATTTGCGGTAAACCCGGTATTCTTGATAATACCATTAACACCATTTAATAAGTTATTTCCAATTGCGGTCGTCCCTGTCCATAAAAAGTTTACGTCTTTACTTTTAAGAGGGTCGATAAAAGTTAATAATGTACCAGGTTGAAGAATTTGTGACGCCAAAACGGTTAATGTGTTATCGTCGTGAGATTTTCCAATATTACTTGGATAATTAAATGTTACTTTTATTTTGTTAACATTATCAAAATATTTTTTTCTTGTATTATACTTATTAATTCTTTCTCCCGGAGGTAAGGTAATACCTGCTGCGATTAGTTTAGACCCAAATCTAGTTCCATCAGTATTTGGAAAAGTAAATGGTTCTGAAAAAGTTGATTTATATAGTGTTGGAGTTTTGGTACTGAATCTTCCTGATAATGATTGAGATATTGTAATTGCACTCAATTGAGCACTATCTTCATTATCAGTATTAGGGTTGAAAAATTGAATTTCTAACCCATCAACATATAACCCTCCATTAGATAATTGTGTTAATAAACCTGATGGTGGTGCGGTCTCTTGGTTTCCTCCTCCTGGAGCGGTAGTTTCAGGGTCACATTCACAAGCTTGGCAATCAGGATATGTCATCATAGGTAATTTAAGTCGACCAAACTTATAACTTATAATTTGTCTAAAATTAATTGCTAAGAAAAGTGCCCCCACACCAAATACTAAAGCCAGTAACGCATGTGGAACAATCATGGCGGCAGTTGCACCAAACGCTGCGGAACCAGCAATTGCCGCAATAACTAAAAATCCTTGTTGTGCCGCAGCCTTTATTAATAACCCAATAAAAAATAACAAAATAATTACTGCAAAGTTATTCCAAAGAAATACCAAAAAATGAAATATTGTTAGTAAAGGTATACCTATTATTTGTATTATTTGAAGGATTATTGCAAAAATAAAATATATTAAGTCAAAATTTCTAAATCCGTCATTTACAGGAAACTTATTAATTGTATTGTCACAATCTGAACTATCAATTTCTTTAATCCCTATGAAATTACCTCTTCCACCATTTTTAAATTCGTCAATTAGACCAGCAACTGTGTAAACTTTATTATATTGAAATTCATAAAAAGTATCTTCACAATTAATAATTTCATTTAATCTATTAGTATAATCTGAAACTGGTTGTAATGGTGGTGGCGGTATTGCTTTATTAAATCCGTTAGTGTATCCACTCCATGCAAGACCAAAATAATATGAACTTTCTAGTTGTAGCGAATTATTTATCGCTCCACCTCCTGCACCCCAACCATATTCTTTAACATTAGGTACCAAATAATATGGTCTTCTAACTTGTTCACTTAAACTTGGCGATTGTTGCCATTTGATTTTAAACCTATATTTTGCTTTAGTTGGTATACCAATTGTTGGGTCATTAGATAGAACTTTTTCACCAAACTCATTTGTTATAAAGTAATCCAAATTCATTGGTAATTCAGTTAACCAAACTCCATTACCATCTATTATATTACCAGATTGTTCTAATTGATGTTGCTCCAAAACAGGATTACCTTCATTATCTTGATAAATTGTTTGTCTTATGGCTAATATTTGTCCCGGACCAGCAATTAATGAACAAAGATTACCCATATCATCCGCAGGTTTTGCATTTGTTCTAACCCTATAACTATCTGAAGTTGAATATATTGACCCCATAAACACCGATGTTGGTTGAATGTCGACATTTGCATCGTCTCTTAAATCAAAATCAACTCGATTTATTGCAATATCACACAATTCAGGGTCACCCCAAAGAGGTGATACTTCAACATCTTTTGTTAAATTAATAATTTGTGGTAAAGAATTTAAGTCCGTAGATGTTCTAAAACGATTTCCCGCAACTTGAGCATCAGTTGCCAAACCCATTCTTATTAAATCTTGTGGTGTTAGTGAGAATTCACCAATATCAGATAAGTCAACATCCATTACAAGACTATGATTACCTTGAGGTACTCCCATTATCATATAATCACCACTATCGTTAGTTTTTACACTATATTTGTAATATTTGTCATAAATTTCAACTGCGGTATCACCAGTTAATGAATCTAATCTTGAGGGTAATGTTCCAGTCGCAGAATGGGTTGAGTAAGATTTCTCATATGGTAATAAGTTATATCGATACCCATCTTCATTTTTATCGTTAGGTGATTTGTATGGGTAAATACTTGAAATGATAGGGTTTGATTCGTCTATCGAAGTGATTGGGATAAATACAGATACTCTTGCGTTTGGGAGACCAAAACCATTGTTTGCTGTAACTCTACCCACAATAACACCATATTGAGCACAACTTTTAGTATAAATGTCTTCTTGTTGTAATGTTAACGATAAAACCTCTAAAAATTCAAATTGCTGGTCTAGTTGAATATTAATTAACTTATTAATACCTAACTCTGTTTTTATTCTATACGATTGACCCATCAAACTACTTTATTTAATAAATACTTTATATGGAATTTTTAAAAGAAAAATCCACATGATAAAATTATAAGTTAAAGTAAAATAAAATAAACTTGTTATGAAAAAGTTATTGATTGGAAATTTTTCACCGATATTCTAATATCTTTATTCGGGTACCTAACTTGATAAACTTGAGACGGTTGAGCAAATATTGTATCGTCAACAGGAGTAATTAATTTTGTTTCTTCATTTTTTTTACGACTAAGTGTATTTATTGATATATAGTTTTCTTGAATGTCGGAAAAAAAATCTTACAACTTCCAATTAGAACAGATAAATGGTAAACACCTTTATTCATTTGATGGTGATATTAAAAAATATCAAATCATTATTTCACCATATTTGATGGAAGATGGGTATTATAAAATTGCGATTGTTGAGTTGAGTCAAGATGTTAAGATTAACAAAAATATATATAAGGTTAAGTCGGCGTTAAAGGAACTGATTGGTATGCTAAAAATAACAATAATAGATATAATTAACGACTTCACTTTAAAGAATAAACTTAAAGGATTTGTTTTTTCTCTTTACGGTAGTAAAGAGAAAAAAATTCAAAGAGAAAAAATATATCAATTTTTTTTGGAGAAATACCAACCAAATTTTAAATTTGAAAAAAGTGGTGACATTTATTATATTAATATATAATTTATAATAAACTCATTGATTGTTATGAAAAAGTTATTGATTGGAAATTTTTTACCGATATTCTAATATCTTTATTCGGGTACCTAACTTGATAAACTTGAGACGGTTGAGCAAATATTGTATCATCAACAGGACCAATTAATTTTGTTTCTTCATTCTCATATAACATAGATGTTTCCGCTGAAGAGTATTGTCCACCAACCTCATTAAAAATATCCATACTCGCAACCGTTAATACCCCATTTGTATTTTGAATAATACTTCTAATTTCAGATAGATAAACATTCTGACCTAATTGTCTTGTTTGTGGATTAAAATAAGCGGATACTTTGTCGACCACGCTAGCGATTACTTGCCCTGAATTTTGAGCGGAATCTAAAACAATAGAAATATCCATACTTAAATCAATTACTTCCGCACTGAAAATAGAAATGTAATCATTCATCATTCTATAATTTGATAAATAATTCGCAATATTCTGTCTTAAAGTATTTGACACAATGTTTGTTAACTTACCTGAAGTGTCGTATGATAATATTTGAATTAAAATTTTATTATCGTTTTCTGTTATTGATACTTTAGCGGGTGCGCCAAATTGCGCCGGCATATTTCTAATTAATGATTCATAATCCTGTACCGTAACAGCTCTTTTTTGTGCTGCGAAGTTAAATGAAACATAATTTCTAATTTCTTCTAATGATGGAATTCCTGCCCCACCAACCGCCGCGGTTACGTTAACACATCTCAATGAATTAACAACGGATGAGTTTGTAACTTCGGAAGGTCCATTAACGAAAAATGAAACAGTTCCAATTTGATTAATAACATTTGTTCCTAAGTTTGTTGCCAATCCCCCACCAACTCTATATTGAATAAATAATGTTGAATTTGGTGTTAGAGCCGCACCTAATGATAGATTATTAGAATATCTTTGTAAGTTTAATGTAGCGCCTAAAGTCGTAAATTGATTTAATTGGTCTTGAGCGGTGTTAGTTCCTCCACCAAATGTCATTTTTTTAAATCCTTCTGGCGTATATTCCGTAATAAATTTATTTTGAGTTTGAATATATCTTCCAACTTTAATTCCGGGTTGGTCCGAAACTTTTGTTGGGTCTTCAACAAATACTCTATCTTCCGCTAACGCATCTACTTCATACCATCGATTGTCTAATCCTAAAAACTCTGCGGTTGTTGGAACATTAGTATAGTTTGTCCCATTTTTCAAAAGTACACTTGTAATCCCCAAAACATTTTTTTCAGGTAAAAATAATTCAAAGAATGGTCTAACATCATTTGCGTTAATAACTCTTTTGAATACTTTAGTTATTCCATTAACCACCACCTCTCTTTTGGTAATCGTATAATTAACTAAAACATTATTAGCGTTGAAGTTTGGAATCTTTAAACGATTTGGGAATCCTTGAGCATTGTATGGTGATGCAAAATCAATATCATAAACATTCTCAAATACAACCCCCGCACCAACAACTTGAGACCCTCGAGCCAATGTTCCAAGATATCTCTCATCCTCTTTATCCCCAAAAGCAGGAACTGTGATTGAGAAGTCTACCAATGAAACAGATGGTCTTTGTCCCGGTAATTTTAATCCGTAAGTTCTTGCGATGTTATAAATTGACGACCTTTGTTGAGCATATTGTAGAACCGTTTCTTGAATACTTCGGTCAATATTATAATGTAGATTGTCTGCGACCGCAGCATTTAAATCCAAAAATACGGAAAATATAGAAGCGTCATTAAAATCCTGAATCAATTCAGGATAATAAGTTCTCGTATAATTTAAAAGGTCTGCCCTTATTGATTGATAATCTCTACTAGCGTATGATATTCTGTTGTTTGCCATATTATTTAAATATTAATAATCACAAAATCACTTTGACCAAAAGTAGAACCATTGGTTGAGTAATCTATCCTTATTTTTGCAGTATATTCTGAAGTTCCTTTTCCCGGAAATCGATATATTGACGATTCGCTTGTTCCCACAAAATTTTGACCTGTTGCAATATCAACTTCTTCTTGTGGGTCGGCTGGTGTTATACTTAAACTATTAACCAATAAATTTGGCATAAAGTTTTCAATAGCGTCTCTTATATCAGATTCAATAGCGTTAAATGTTAATCCATCAAATGGTTCAAAAAGAAATTCATATAATCTCGTTCCAAATTCAGGTAGAAAATATCTCGAACCCTTTCTAGTTAACAATAGATGAATTAAATCAGCTTTAATTTCTTCTGATTGTAATTCTGTTAATTGTAAGTAGTTTCCTCTTAGAGAATCTCTAAACGGAAAATTAATACCATATGTAACACCATTAGCCATAACTATAAATATACTCTTCTGTTTTTTCTTATAAATAGATTAAAAAAGAAAATCCCAACATATGTTGGGATTTTTATTTTAAGAAGAACAACCGAAACATTCAAATGGACTATCTTCGGGTTTAACCGATGTATTAATAATATCCACTTTAGGTATTTCGACTTTATTTTTAACTTGTTGTATTTTTGAAACATCAACCGCCAAGTGTTTTGCTCCTGTTGAAATCGCTTTAGTTCTTACATAATAACATAAAGTTTTTAAACCTTTTTCCCATGAATGGAAATGTGATGATGTAATTTTTGATAATGTTGGATTAGCCATATAGATATTCATTGATTGTGATTGGTCAACGAATGGTGCTCTGTCTGCCGCCATATCAATCAATTCTCTTTGAGATATCTCCCAAATTGTTTTATACTTACTAATCAGGTGTTCAGCTCTTTTAACTTTCTTAAGATAATTTTTATCTTCCGGGTCAAGGTAGTTGTTAAAATTAATATTTTGGATAGACCCTTCATTCATAATGATTTCATTTTTCAAATCTTCACTCCAAATGCCCATCTTCTCAAAATCATTAATTAAGTATTTGTTTACGATTAATATTTCCCCTCCAACAACTCGTCTATTAAATAAGGCAGAGTGAGCTGGTTCGGTCATTTCAAATGAACCTGTAATCTTAGCTGAAGACGCCACAGGCATTTGAGCGGTGAACAAACTATTACAAACACCATATTTTTTAACATCTTCTTTTAGTAATGACCAATCCAAAAATAAATCAGTTTCACTTAATCCCCACATATCGAATTGAAGAATACCTTTAGACATCGGAGAACCTTCAAAAAACTTATAAGGAGTTCTAACTCCTGACTTACATAATTCCATACTTTCAGTAACCGCTGCGAAATAAATTGCTTCAAAAATGTTTTTATTTAAAGTTTTCGCCTCTTCTGAAGTGAAAATATAATCCATCAAGTAGAATACATCCGCCAATCCTTGTGTTCCAATCGCAATTGCTCTTTGTTCAAGACCACCTTTTAACCCTTTTTCTGTTGAGTAGTTATTCTTATCAACCACATTATTCAATGCTCTAACAACTTTCCTTACTTCACTGATTAACAAGTTATAATCGAATTTACCATCCTTAATGAAATTCTTTAATACCATTGATGATAGGGTACAAATTGCAGTAGTTTCCTCGTCCGTATATTGGTAAATCTCATTACAAAGATTAGATTGTTTGATTACTCCAATGTTTTGGTGATTTGTCTTTCTATTAGCGTTGTCTTTTGAACATAGATATGGAACTCCTGTTTCAATTTGAGACTCTACAATTTTTGTCCAAATCTCTTGAGCCTTGATTTTTTTTCCAAGTCCCATTTCAACAGCTTTATCATAATTTGATTCATATTCATCCCCATAACATTCTTGTAGTGGTTTAATTCCCGCCTTAATAATTTCATTAGGACAAAATAGATACCAATCTCCACCTTCTCTAACCGCTCTCATAAAATTATCCGGTATCCATAATGCCGTAAACAAGTCTCTTGCTCTCAACTCCTCAGCACCTGTATTCTTTTTAATTTCAAGTAAGTCAATAATATCTTTATGCCATGGTTCAAGGTAAATCGCCGCACTACCAGGTCTTCTTCCTTGTTGGTTAAAAAATCTCAATGACTCATTAACAATCTTAAGGTATTTCAATAATCCACCGGCAAATCCACCAGATGAATTAATTCTACTTTCTTTACTTCTAATATTAGACATTGATAATCCAATACCCGCAGCATCCGAAGAATAAGTTGAGATATCATTCAAAGTTTGTAATAAACCATTACGAGAATCTGAATTGTTGTAATGTAATACACAAGAAGCCAATTGAGGAACTTTAGTCCCCGAATTAATCATAATTGGAGTTGCTGGTGATATTAATTGGTTCGATAATGAATTGTAATAATCCATCGCTTCTTCAAATGAATTTGTAACCCATATCGCAACCCTCATATACATATGTTGAGGTCTTTCAATCACTTTACCTTGTGGTGTTTTTAACAAATACATTTCCTGTAATGACCTCCAAGCAAAATAGTCGAAATTATAATCATTATCATGATTAATAACTTCATCAATTTTTTCCGGTCCGTAGTTATTGATAGTCTCAATAAACTTGTCATTAACCACTCCCGTTTCATAGAGTTCCATCATTGTCTCTGAAAAACTATCTTTAGTTTCCTTATGATACGCTGAAATAGCAACTGATGATGCGAGTCTTGAGTAGTCGTGGTGACTACCCGTATATGCCGCGGCAATTTCATAAACAAGTTTATCCAATTCTTTAGTGGTAATCAAACCTTCAGTTGGAACTGAAGTTATTACTTTTATAAAAATCTCGTCAGAATTAACACTCAATCCTTTCGAAGCTCTTTTAATTCTGTTGTAAATTTTTTGTGGGTTAAACGGCGCATCGTCTCCACCTCTTTTTTTAATTCTTAATGACATCATAATTTATGTTTTGTTTAGAAATCTTCTGTAAATGTAATAGTTTCGTTCAATTTTGCTTTTTGGTATTCCATAGTTCTTGATTCAAAGAAATTACCTTTAGTTTCAACCGCGATTTGTTCCATGAACTTAAATGGTTGTTCAACATTAAATTCTTTTTTACAACCAAGTTTAACCAAAAGTCCATCAACAACAAACTCAAGATATTGTTTCATCAAGTTTGAATTCATCCCAATAAGTGAAACTGGTAAAGATTCTGTAATAAATTCTTTTTCAATTTCTAACGCTGATAATAAAATTTCTTTGATTCTCTTTTCACTTGGTTTATCCTCGATATGATTGTTCAATAAATGAATCGCGAAATCACAATGTAAGTTCTCATCCTTAAAAATCAATGAATTAGCATTACACAAACCTTGCATAAGTCCTCTTGATTTTAACCAAAAAATTGAACAGAATGACCCTGAAAAGAAGATACCTTCAACTGCCGCAAATGCTACCAATCGTTCTTGGAATGACGCGTCTTTAATCCAATTCAAAGCCCAATTAGCTTTCTTTTGAACTGCAGGTAATCTATCGATTGCGTGGAAACATTCATCTTTTTCTTTTGGATTTGAAACATAAGTGTCAATCAATAATGAATACATCAATCCGTGTATGTTTTCCATCATTAATTGGAATCCGTAGAAAAATTTAGCTTCCGGGTATTGAACTTCTTTTAGGAAGTTTTCCGCCAAGTTCTCATTAACGATACCATCCGATGCCGCGAAGAATGACAATACATTCTTAACGAAATACTTTTCATTATCCGACAAATTTTCCCAATCACGAATGTCATTGGTTAAGTCTACTTCTTCCGCAGTCCAAAAAGCGGCTTGATGTTGTTTATAAAATTCCCAGATATCGTTGTGTTCTATCGGGAATATAACAAACCTGTTAGGGTTTTCTACTAATATTTTTTCCATATTTTTTTTTTAATTTTGTTGTTGTTCTCTTAATTTTCTTTTTTCTAATAATTCTTTAACTCTATCTCTTTTTCTCTCCTCTTGTTGTTCTTCAAACCCTAAGAATGTTACCGAACTTTCAGTATCAATCTCAAGTAATTCATTGTTGAATTTACAATTCTCAAATACAACACCATCCTTACCCAATCTTGATTTGGTAATTGCAATTGTTGCCAAATTCATTTCTTTTTGTTGTAATGTTTTAGCAACAGATATAATAACATGCCCAACTTGAGCCTTCTTAATTGACCCACCCATTTGGTCTGTTGTTACAACCTCAGATGAGATTGAACTTCTATTACCTTGTGTTGCCGTCCAACCAACCAAATTAAGTTCGTGACACATAGCTTCAAACCCTCTCATAACCGAACCCTCAGCTTTCCACTCATCTTTACTACTACTTTCAGGAACCACACAATCAATATAGTCTAATAAAACCAAATCAATTTTTGTTCCGTCGGCAATCATTTTTCTAAGTTGATTCTTAATCTGATTCATAGTGACAGAATCTGATGGTAATTTTTTCAAGATTAACTCATTTTTCATAGTTTCTTTAATCTCGGTAATTTTACCCATAACCTCTTCTTTATTTTGAACCAAGTTATCCGGTTCAATACCAGTCCAAAGGGTAAAATGTTTTCTTTGAACGATTTTAGGGTTATCCTCAAAAAATATTTGGATAACATTATAACCAAGATTAAATGCGGTGTTTGCAATTTTGGTTAAGATGGTTGTTTTCCCAACACCGGTCGGAGCGAGTATCACCCCAATCTCACCTTTCGCCAAACCACCTTTTAACAACTTGTCAATACCCGGAATACCCATCGGAATCGGGTGTCTAAAATCCTCATCCAAAACGGTGTCAAGGTTGGAGAATATATCAGTCAATCCGGTTTCTCTTTCCCCAACTTGTAACGCTTCTCGAACCAACCCTTCAACTTTATCATACGATTCAAAATCACCTTCTGTGATGATTTTTTGAGCCTTATCCATCGCCTTTTGAAGTTCCTGTTGTTTACAGAACTTCAAAGCCTTTTCTTGAACAAATTGGGTTCCTTCAAATGGAGCATCTTTAACTTGTGTTATGGTGTCAAGAACGATTTTAGCAACCAGTTCTTGTGAAATTTCAGATTTAACGATTTGCTCAAGAGTATCGAAATTAGGTGTTGATTGGTATTTTACATAATACTCTTTAACCATCTGCAAGATGATTTTAAAGTATTTGTTGTCAAAGTAAGAACTTTCAATGACATCCATAATGGTCATTGAGAATTCCTTATCTACTATGATTTGGTTTAAAAGTTGTAATTGAAATGTATTTCCTAAATAATCAAAATTCTTGTTCATATGTTCTTTGTAAGTTTCCTTGTTTTATTAAATAGTTACTTACTCAAATCAATTCCCAAATAATTAAAACTTAATTTTTTTGTTGAAAAGATGTCAGTCAAATCTCGGAGCGCATCTTTTAATATTGGTCGTATATCGACAGTATAACGAACTTTTGGTGGAAATAATTTTCCGTCCAAAATTCTATGACAAATTGTCTGCTCTCCAATTTTAATATACATATTGAAGATTTCCGGGCCGTCGGTAAACGATGTATTCATAATAGTTGGGTCATTTGATATGGAATCTTGATTGTCCATCATATAAGTAACCGTTTTCATTTTCAATAGATATTGAAGTTCTTCTTTAAAACTTTTCATAAAGTAATAGAACTCCAATGAATTTTTCGCTTTAGGATTATATCCTCTAACATTAAAAAACCTTTGAACTACAATATTATCATTTAGTGTTAATAAAAATTCAATTTTTGTGCTTTCTTGTTCTTTCATAAATTAATTTTTTTGTGTGTTTCTTTTTTCTTTTCTTGTTAATTTCATAAATGGTTTGAGGAAGTTAACCCAAGCCTCGTCGTCTTTTGGGAGATACTTAAAGAGACCATCCTCCATCATCATTCTCATTAAGTTTTTATATCCCCTATCGGTAGGGTCTATCGCGTCTGTTAAAATCTGTTCTACTAAGTCTTTTCCATCATCTGTAATTAGGGGGTTTTTAAGGTCAACAATTTTTTTGTTCGTATTATAGAACTCTTCTCCAAGTATAGACAATTTTGTCTTACCAGTCAAAATATTATTCAGAGTTTTAATAGGTTTCTTTTGCTCGATATTTCGTGCGTAGTCCAAGATTTCTTCGATAGTGCATGGTTTCTCCTGCACTTGAGGGAAATATTTAATCAATGTTTTTTCTCCCAATCCTTCAATACCATAAATGTTATCGGATTTATCACCAGTAAAGATTTTGGTTAACAATACATTATAGTGGGGAATGTCAACCTTGTTAATGGTTATCATATCCCCATTCTTATAATATTGTTTTGAAATTGGCGAGTAAATCGTTACTCGTTCGGAAATAAGTTGGGTGAGGTCTTTGTCTGCCGAGAAGATAATAATATCCTCATCGGTCGATATTTGGGAGTAGTATGCCATCAGGTCGTCGGACTCATTATCTTTAACCTCAACCTGTCTAACAAAGATTTCTTCCAAGTATTGTTTTACACGAACTTTTTGTTGAAGATACGACTCGTATTTGAACTCGTTCATATCTTGTCTTCTATTTGCTTTATATTGGGGGTAAATGGACTTTCTAATGGATGAATTTGATTCTCCATCCCACATTACAATTACTTTATCGTGGTTGTGTTCTTCAAGAAATTTTCGTAAGATGTTAATGAAATGATAGATTCCCCCTAAGTGTTCTCCATTACTATATAAATCTTTAGCCCCATGAAAACCTATTTTGAATAAGTTGTCTCCATCGACTAATAATGTTTTTTTCAATTTTTTTAATTTATTGGTTAGACAATAATTTTGTTACTTTTTTTCATATTTTCTTCCACCCATAATGGTTGAAGATTTGTATAATGACACAACTTGTAAAGTTCTTCCTCTGTTTTTGCCGAAGATAATGGAATAATGTGGTCAATGTGCCATTCACTCCTATTCTCCCAAGTCATACCATCAACAAATTGTTTTTCTAAATGTTCCTTAAGAAATTGTGGAGAACATCCAACAATTTCGAAAGTTTTATTCTTTTTGGTGATGTTGAGAATGGTTAGGTATTTTCTCAATCGACCTCTCATTCTATTGGTTAAATTAAAAATTGGGTCATTATTACGTCTTTCTTTCCTTTGTTCCCGTTTTCTTGGTTTGTAATTTTCTCGATATTCTTTTCTTTTTTCAGGATTTTTACTTAACCAATTCCGTTTCATCTCATTAGCCAATTCACGATTTTCATCTCTCCATTTTTTTTGACGATTGTAAACCCATTCGGGATTTTTATCCCTCCATTTTTTTTGTTGCCCTAATGTTTTTTGATAATTTTCATTACGATAAGTTTTACTTCGTTTATTATTACATTCTTTACAACAATATAATAATCCATCTTTAGATGATTTTGAACTACCAAATTCACAAACTTTTTTTTCTCCTTTACACTTAGAACAAACCTTAGTTTCCATTTTTAATATATTCTTTTAACAACTTATTAACAAGAGAAGATAGATTAATAGATTTGTTTTTAAAGTATTGTGGAAGCTCGGGGTCAACCGAAACTCCAATTTTAACTTTTTTTTCAATTTCTTCTTTTTTCTTTCTTCCCATATTAATAAATATCTGCAAATATATTAAAAGTAGAATAATTACAACTTTTTTTATTTATCTTCCTCAAATTCTTCTTTCAAATCGAAATCACCATCAACACCAATAATATCTTTCCAATAATCCGCATATTCTTTCTTATATTTTTCAATATTAGATTTTTCTTCAATAGAATCTTTACCAGCTAAAAACCCATGTGGTGTTACAATTATCTTTCCATCATCATAACCCAAACCTGATATGTGGTTTTTTAATACCGATACTTTACTCCTTATTGCAAATTTAATTGAACGTTTATCTTTTGTTGCAGTAATTTTTGTTGTTCCAGCACCCTTTTGATTGCCAAATAAAAACACTAAAGAGGAATTTAACCAAATCGACTCACCACCTTTCGCTTTAATTTTGGGTTGTCCAAATGGATTATCAGGCAATTCTACCCAAGGTTGTGCAATTATAATTAAACTATTCTCATATTTTGAATCTGATTTACGAGAACCTGAAATTCGTTGATTAATTCCCATACCAATTTTATCAGATAATACACCGGCCGTGTGTTGCTTGCCCCCCTTACCATCATAAGTGAGTTTACAAGGAATTGACCCCACACTATCCCACATTATACATAAACTATAATCTAATTCCCCTTTCTCTTGAGCATCTAATAATTCGTTTATATAATCTGTAATTTGTTCAATGTATTCAAAATTGTTATTTATGATAAAAAATCCATCCCAATCAACCTCACCCGTCTCTTCATCAACCACTTCTTCACATTGAAGTCCCATAAGTTTAGCATGTTCAAAACTCCATTTCTGTTCTGTGATAATGAATACAGGAAGAATACCTTTCTTTTGAGCATCAACCGCAGTTTTAACTAATGCCGTTGTTTTACCCGTATCAGAGTGACCCAAGAACATATTCAAATGCCCAATAGCCGGACCTGGTAATCCCACCGCATCCAAGAAGTCAGGACCCAAATCAAAAAATCTTTGGGGTTTATATTTAGCAGATGTTGAGAACTTTTTCTTCAACGAACTGAAATCATTTTTCTTTATTGCCATAATTTTTGTTTTAAATTAAAAAAACATTCTCAAGGACACAATGTCTTTGAGAATGTCTTCGATGAGTTATTATTAAAATGGGAGGTCCCCATCGACCACATCATTTACTTGAGGGTCAACGATTGTTGTTTTTGTTTCTGTTTTTTTAGAGCCACCCATAGTTGTGGTAGATTCTGTATCATTACCATAAACATATCCACCTTTCTCACTATCCCATTTTGGAGTTTCTCCACGAGCGATAGCTTCAAGATATTCAACAGGTTTTTTAGAATAAACATCCAACCAAGTCAATTCATCATTAATCCAAGAGTTAGCTTGTTCTTTTTCTTCATGAACCTGAGTCGGGTCATCATACATAATCGTCGACACACTTGTATATTCTTTACCTGCCGGTGTTTTAGACTTTGCAAGTTCAATGATAAGGTCACGACCTTTTTCAGGGTCTGTGATGTCTCCTTTGTTTCTCCAAATAGGAATAATCTTATCCAAGATACCATCATTTTTATAGTTATGTTTAAATCTCCAAAATTTTGGTCCATCCGCTTCATTATCTCTATCGATAACTTTAACGATGTAAAATTTACGAGATTTATATTGTTTTGCTAATTCTTTGTCAGACTCTTTGCCCGTAGACATCAACTCCTCATAAACTTCGTTTAATGGAGAACGCTCATTGTCATTCTTTCCCGGGTCATAGAATTTTTGCCATTGTCCACCTACTTGGATTTCGTGATACCAAGCTTCTTTAAATGGTGAACTACCATCTTGTGTTGGTAGGATACGAACTCTTCGTTGTCCTGATTTTTCTTTTTCCCCAAGAATAAGAGCGAAATACTTTTTCATTCTTTCATCTTGAGACATTTTACTTTGGGCCCCGCCCCCTGCTTGTTGTGCTTTTTCGTACTGTGCCAATACGGCGTCTAATGAACTCATCATGTGTTTTAAATTTTAAATGTTATAATAATTAAGTTAATAATAACTGAAATTAGTCTCTTTGTCAAATAAAAAAAACCACCCGAAGGTGGTTTTTCAATTTATAAATGTTTTATTTATTTATATTGTAACTTATCGGTAAGTGTTCCCCCTTGAAATGAATTTTTGATATCACTTACATTTATGTCTGTCACATCATCTGATGTTAAAACATAATCATTTTTTCCTGTTTTTTCCATCTCCTCTTGTTTGTCATCAAAAAATTGTGATAGTTTTTGATTGAATGGGTATGAGTCATAACTTCTTAATTCTAATTTTTCTTGAGGTGTTTTTTCTCTATATTTCTCAATTTTATTTTCAAGTGAATTAAGTTTATTCATAATGGTATCCATCTCACCCAATTTTTGTTCCAAACTATTTAATTGATTAAATAAATTTTCAAAATAATCATCTTGTTTGGTTAAGATATTTTTTTGAGCATCAACTAATTCGGTGATGTCCAATTCTTCCGAATCAGATTCTTCACCTTCTTCAGATTTTCCTTCATCATCAATTTTTTCAACATCAGGGTCAGTTTCAACATCAATTGGTTGTGGTGTTGTATCTGCTCCGGGTGCCGGTGGTGTTGCTTCTGCTCCTATCTCCGGTGCTGTTTCAGCTCCAGGTAATGGTGCCGTTAAATCATCAATCGCATCTTGTTCTGTGATATAGTTATTAATACTTTTATATCTTTGGATTTCTTCTAATATTTTTTTATCTAAACTCATTTTATTATCCGTTTAATAATTGTTTAATTCCTCTAGATGTTTCTACTCTAACCTTTCTATTGGCAGTTGTTTGATGTCCGGCTCTTTCAATCAGACCGTCTCTTTCTCTCACAGTATAACAATCTCCGGTATCTAAATCACAAACTTGTTTAGTTCCGTCTCCATTGTCTTCTTCAGAATATCTAACCGATTTTCCAAGATAGTTGTCTAATGTTGCTTTCAAATTCATAAAATTATTTTTATATATAAATATACCGAAAACT